TTAACTTACTGATTTTAATAAGCCTCTGGTGTCACTTTGGTGACTATGGGGCATCATTGGGACATAATCTGTCAGCTTCTGATTCAGCATTGCGATCTGTTCTGCATTGCTGTCAGTCATCCATGCTCCGTATACATTGAATACCATCTGGGCACTTGCATGGCCCATCTGGCTGGCAATGAAGCTTGGGTTTGCTCCGGCAGATAATGACCAGCACGCATAAGTGTGTCGTGACTGGTATGCCTTTCGATGCCTGATCCCTGCACGCTTAATGGCTGTTTCCCATGAGTCACCTACAGAATCGACTTTGTAGACAAAACCTACCTGTTCGCTTTTTCTAACCACTTGAGGGTTAAACACGAAAGTACATTCATGGTTCACTGAACGTCCATATTCACGTAGTTGCACCTTGATGTTGTACTGCTTACCCAGTCTTGTCATTTCAGCCTGATTTTTCAGGACACTGATAGCGGGCTGGATAAGGTGCACAACCCTGTTTGTGCTTGCTTCAGTTTTCGGTAGAGTGAACTCACCAAGTTTCGTATAATTGCGCCTGATGGTAATTGTTCCTGCCTTCAGATCGATATCTTCCCAGGCCAGGGAGACCAGTTCACCGTGACGCATTCCTGTGTACACAGCCAATGACCACAGGTTTTTCGTCTGCTGATGTCGGCAAGCATCTATCAGGCGAATAAATTCGTCACGAGTTAGCGGATCTGGCTCTGCCCTGGCTCTTTTAAGAGGCTTAATTCCCTGGAAGGGATTTGCTTCTAAGTAACCGTGATCTGCAGCAAACTGAAACATTCCAGCGATTGTCGTCATGTAATAATTTACAGTAACAACGCTCCGTCCTTTTGCTGCTTTGTTTTTCATTGAATTCTGATACCCGGTCAGCAAATCTTTCCTGATATACAGCAATTCCTCTTTGGTTACCGATGACACCAGTCTACTGCCTCCAATTTTCGGAACCATCGTTCTTGCAACGGATTCATAGCGATTGAATGCATTTGCAGAGATTTCCATTCGTTTCAGATCCAGCCACTTTTCTTCAAGTTCCTTCACCGTAATTTCTTTTTTACTTACCCCAAAAGCCTGAAGGTTGGGGGAGTCAGGGAACTGTGCAGCATAATCAAAGCTTCCTGTGCGGATGGCAAAACATACTGATGTCCGCAGTTCCCCGGCGATCTTCCTGTTCTTGGCAGTGTCAGGGACACCAAGATTTTCCCTGACACGTTTACCTTTAAAATTAAACCAGATGCGTAATGTGCCGCCGTGGTTTTCGACGCCTGTTGGATATTTGACTTTATCCATCGATACCTCCAGACGCCCAAGAGCGATACGAGCTTACATATTTCATGATATTAAATCACCTGGGTTGTTTGTTTTTCATTGAGGCGACCCAGGCATCTATTGCTTTTCTGTTATACATACATTCACTGGAAGGCTTTGGATTACCGTCTGGTGATACGTGAATATACTCTCTTCCAACCATCCAGCATTCTTTCCGGGCCCGAAGAATTGTGCCTGGTTTGAGCCCGGTAATTGCGATAAGAACGCTTTCACAAACCCATTCATTGGGAGCCAGTTGAATCACATTGCCCATGTATTACCTCACACAACACTCAGCCCACGGCAGTGGCAACACACTTCAAACATTCGCTTCACAACTTCACGACAGTAGAAGCCGTCAACATCTCGCGTCAGGTCATAGCGATTGCCGTAACGCTGGTGGACCCATCGTTCAAATGCTTTATTCATTCTTTACTTCCTTTTTATGGCTCGTAATTTTTTCAGGTGCTTTTCCTGCTCAGTGTCCGCGAGAATTTTGCGGTACTCCTGGTGGTCAATATGTTCGAACAGGCAGTTTAACTCACCAATGCGTACCCGCCCGGATCGTCCGTCCATCCGTCGAAAGAACACTGAGTGCTCAGTGATGCGAGTAATCACCACGGGGTATCCGGCTCTGTCCGTGTATATCTGACCGCGTTGAATCAAAGCGAACATGTGGTTATCCCCATCGACAAATCGAGAACACAACAAACGCTGCTGCGAATACCACCCCCAGAGTTACGATTGCATCAGGCCAGCTCATTGATTCACCTCCTGCCTGTCGTCCGGCATTCGCTCACTACAGCTTATCCAACCATCCGGAGTTACCGGAGAGTTGCCCGATAGTGCATTCTGCTCCAGTGATGCTTTTACAAACCACGCTGCCTGAACTATAACGCCATGAATCCAGCGCAAATCAGCATCGCGATCTTTCTTTTTCATCTTTTCGCCACTTAAGGCCTTGCTTATGTGGCTGCGTACCAGGTCTTCATGTAATTCCTTCGCCTCCTCAATGGTGAAACCACCAGGCAGAAGAGCCGGAGTTACCGGAGAGCTGGTTGACGCTTCCGGGATTTCCCGAAAATTATTGGTTGACGAATTCTTGCTTTCCCGAAAGTTTCCGGACTGAAGCATGGCGGTGCGGCAGGCGTTCCATATTTCGGCAGCAATATCGCGCTCGCTATCGGTTAATTTGTACGTGGAAACATAGCCAGAGAGCATTTCTACGTTTTCCGGAGTTGCTTCTTCCGGCACTACCGGCGCTGGCGGGGCGGCAAATAGATATCCGCCAAAGTCAGGAAGCTCTCCAATGGCCTGCACGAACTTTTGTTTGCCTACGTCAACTCCTAATGGGTAATGAGCTATAATCTTTGCCACCGGCTCTGCTTCCAGCGATATCAGTGCAATTCGTGCCAGTTCTTCCGCTTCTTCTGCTGGCAGTACAACGTTGCTACCCGGTCCGTATGTTTCGCGCCACTGCTTGATTGTCAGCAGTCGCCCTTTGGTAATAGTGATCATGCCGCGTTTCCTTCTTTCTTATTAACAATCACACCGTCATATATTTCATTAAGGTGCCCTCTCAACTCCATGCGCCTTAATGCAGATAACATGTAATCGCATTCAACCTGCTTATTCCCAGTAAATGGCTTATCGTCAGGATTACCCCAACAGCAATTACCCCTGGGCCATCCATGTACTTTCCGTACTCTTCCGTTAACAACGTGAAGTAATCCCCAGCCGGGAGGTAAATCCTCAACTGAAATAATTTCCGGCTCACTAATAAAGAATCGCCAGTCGCCCATGCCAAGTGAGGGATTTTTACGGAAACGCTTTTTTCTATCTGCCAACAAGTCAGCACGAGAACACTTCGCCTCTATCAGGCATGATGCTGAATTTCTGAATCCCATAGCATCTGGCTGTTCTCCGGTACTGGTTACAGCAACAAAGCGGTCATGAAAGCAAACCTTGAACCCGTTGCGCTTAAGGAACTTGTACGCAATCTGACAGAGTTCGTGGTGTGTTAACGCCATATCACTCTCCTTTGATGCGAATGCCTGTTGCAATGCTGTTTATGATGCTGTCAGTGCATGGGGTAGAAAGCTGGGCATCTCCAGCAATTTTCATGACCTCAACATCTGCATATCGAATACCGAGGTGTATCAGACCGGCTATGCCTGACTTAAGCCGAGCATTTTCCATAAATAGAACTTTTGCCCGCTGTTTTTCTGCTTCAAGCTCAACACGCAGCTTCCCTACCGTTAGCGCAATATCCTCGTTCTCCTGGTCACGGCGTTTGATGTATTGCTGGTTTCTTTCCCGTTCATCCAGCAGTGCCAGCACGGTAGCCGGGTTAGCCTCTGCTATGAATTCAGCGTTTGCATAAGCCTGAGCATCTGATTCAATCAGGCAGTTAACATGACATTCCGCAATCACGCCACCGGGTTCTCCTTTCCATTTTTGACAAACAAAAACTCCTGTTAAATTGCCGTGTTGGTTAACAGATGTATGCCCTACGATGTAGCTTCCTTTAGTTGCTTTCTCTGCCTTTTCACGCAGTACCTGATAGTTAATGTTGCTCACTGGTTGCCTCCTTTACGGATCTGCGCTGCGATGCACGAAAAAAAAGACTTTCGCGTATGACTGTTAAGAGCTGGCGCGAACGCCGCGTTAAGAACGGCGGCATCACAGCCGTCATCGATATAGAGCGCAATTTTTTTCTCCAGGCGTGCTTTGGCTTCCTGCAACTGCATATCCCGGCACGCACGCGGGATATACTCAGCAATTTGAGCGATAGATTTTTCGTTCTGTTTAAACATGCTTCACCTCGATAGGCTTGATGGTATCGATCAGCAGTCGGCGGCGAGTATTTTCTGCAAAGTGGCGGCGTCCGGTTTCTTTGTGGTAAAACTCGTTTTTTCCGACGACCCACATCCGCTTTGTCTGGTGCAGTTTTTTTACCTGCGGACCGTCTCGGGTGATAACAATTCCTGTATGAGTTTTTATCACGCTCATTTTTTATTCTTCGGTGCTTTCGGCATTACTGCCCAGTGAGTGATATTGACGTTTTCAAGGTCCCCGACCTGAAATGTCCACAGCCATTCTCCGGTTTCTTTTTGTCCCCAGGTGTACCAGAGAGAACGCCAGCCAATTAGCCAGCCTTCTCCGTTAGCATCAAATAACAGAACACTTTCATTTGCTGGCGGCAGTTCAGCTGACACTGGTATTATTTTGTTTTCCAGTGCCGCACATTTAGCTTCAAGCGCATCGAATTTACGTACCAGGTACTCAGCATTTGTTTCATTCACTTTCAGATCTCGTGGTACACATTTCCCGCGAAGAAACCCTTCCATTTCGAAAACATTCATGCGCATTTGCGTAACTCCGATAACTCGTTAAAACGTTCCATAAACATCCCGTAGGCATGGCCTGGTGACAGTGGAATAACTTTGAACATCTCTGTCGCCGGGATACCTTCCAGTACAGGCCAGAAAGAGCCATCATCAAGCCCGAGATCGCGACGTTCGGTTGCCAGCATAATGAGATCGGCATATTTCACTGGCGTGCTCATAACAGGAGGTAACCCGTATTTCTCACGGATTACGGCGTCTATTTTTTCTTCCATCCGTTTATAGTCAGGAAGAAGGCGTTTCAGTGGAGCTGGGATGTCCTGGCAATACGCTTCTGTTGCATCATGCATTAACGCTTCAAAAGCAAATTCCTGCGGCACCAGCTGGCTGCAAAGCACCGCATGTTGGGCGACGCTGTAGAAGTGAGAAAGATGACCGGCAAAGCGACAGATATTTGAAAGGGAAACCGCGATATCGTTAATAACGATGTCATCTTTATTTATCTTGTCATAATAAAAATGCTTCCCGGAAAAAGTTTTAATAAATGACATTTTGTTCTCCACGTATATGCGCTGCACCGCGCTGAATTTGGGTAAAAGGAAGCCCTCACCATCCGGTGATTATTGAGTTAATTACGTTTCCATAAATGCCCCCGCAGGGGCATTTGCAGTAATGAAATCAGGCGGTGAAAGTACCAATAAAGGTTTCTACTTTGCTGTCTTTGAATTTCTCAACAAGCAGATCACGAAATTCGTTAGCCATATCTTCCTGCACCGCTTCCAGCTGAATAATGCGCAGAACCAGTACAGGGCGATCACCAGTGATAATGCTGAGGCGTAATTTAAACGGACGTTCTTTCAGGCCTTCAAACGGAACGCATTTAAACTCAAATGCTACTGGCATAATGTCTTTGGTTTTCGCTTCGACAGACTCCATCAAAGAGCGTTTGCCGCTGAAGTCATTATCTTCAAAATCAGCGGTCTGGTTTGCTTCAATCGTGATTTTACGGACTGCCGCAGCCGCTTTTGTTGCCTTAATAGCGTCACCATTAGCATCAAAGCCCACAAGATAGTCGGCCCAGTCTTCAATCCATTCTGCCAGTGACTTCTGGGAGTTACGCTCGCCGTTAACAGACAACAGAGCAGAGAACGGTGCTGTCTTTTTCAGTTTGAGTGTGGCGGTGTTATCTGCGTGACCTGGTTCACCAATAGTACCCAGGTTAAGCACACTGACGGCACGCATATTATCGGCATCGATAAAGCAGCGGGTGCCTTCATCTGCAAGATCTTTAGAATAACGGGTAAAGTCATCGATGCTGGCAGTGGAAAGCGCACCACGGAAACGGAAGCGATTTAAATTAAATTTTTCCAGATCATGAATGCGGAAATTCTCAGGCAATGCCACAGCATCGGCACCAATCTTACTGATAATTTCATTAACACCCTGAGCAGAAATAAGGGCATGGATTTGATTAATTGCGGTTGCGTCTAAGTTCTGAGACATAATAAGTCCTCACTATATTAAGATATTCAGTGATGAGATAAATAATCAGTTAATTAAGAACGATATTAATGACCTGCTGCGCGGAGTTTTCCGTCAGGTTCACCGGCAAGAGTCAGTAATTGTCCCTGGTCTTCCTGCAGAATAGTCAGGCGACCACCTCGATTGACATACATCGGCGTTTCGGTGGTGTCTTCTTCGGAGATTTTCCCGCGGTTAGTCGGGCGAACATATGAGAGTTTGTGTTTGATTTTCACACGGTTCTCATCAAACGGTTCGATGTCCAGATTGACCGAGACTTTACCTTTGTTTTTCGTGTTCATCACACCGGAAGCGACTTCACTGAGAACTGCGCCGAGTTTGGTTTCAAATACGCCGCCGTCCAGTTCTACGATAAATACCTGCACATCAGTACTGCGTACGCTAGCCATTTTGCTGCTCCTCATCATACCGACCCTGCAAGGTCGGTTGGTTTCTCCACAAAACAGAGAAGAACACCTGCGGTGACAGCCGCCCGGATGGATTGGGTTATGAGCCCGTCGTCCGGTGATGCTCTTCTCTGTTTTGTAAAAAGAGCGGTACCAGCCGGAAGCAAGGGTACAAACTGGTACCGCCAAAGCAGTGGCTGTTGTGGTGGGGTTGTCACTCAGGCGTATGGTCAACCTGACAATCCGGTGTCCTCAACGGGGAAAGAGTAACCCCGCCATACTTACCGCCGCGCCATTTCGCGGATTACCACAACGCTGAGAGCACTTAGCCAGTTACGGCACCACACTTTGTCGCGGTTCCATAAATGCCCTCATCGTTGCACCCTGGTCTCTTCCCAGGCGTCAAACCGGATCGCCACGCTGGTTAGGCGTCTTATCAGCATCATCATTGACTTGCACATTCCGGCTACCTGGTTTGTTTGCCCGAGCAAGGAGTGGATTGTCCCCTTTAACGTCACCAGACCGCTAACGACGCATGTGCCATACGCCGTGTTACAACCAAATTTTGTTAGTACCTTGTTTGTATGTCTGGAAAGAAAGATAAAATGAAGTTGCGCATTATGCAAGTGTTTTTATTGCGAGATATGCAATTTGGTGGGTAATGAAAAGCCACCTTCTGGTGGCTAATTGATGTTGAGGTAGGGGTTAATTGTGTCGCTTAAGGGTTTGTGACTGACTGATTAAGACCTTTCCAAAGACCATAAACCGATGTTCGTTTTCGCTGGTAATTCCCCATTCGCGGTAAATCTGATTATCAGAAATTACCAGCAGTTTATCAGGTATCATTTGCAGTCGTTTGACGTAAATTTTATCATCAAAACCAAATACATATATACCATCCCCATCAAACTGATTGATACTGATATCAACGAAGATGAGATCTCCTGGCTCAATGGTTGGACACATACTGTCCCCACGAACGTTGATAACTTTAATGTGATTGGCTGGCCGTCCGCCAAACATCGATACAGCATTATCAGTTCTGTATTCAATGGCATGAATCACATCAATGACATCACCGCCCTGGATAAGGCCATTTCCCGCACTGGCACTGACATCCAGCATTTCAATACGGAATACATCCTTCACCTGCGCAACATCCTCACCAATACTGTTTTTACATACAGTATTACTTTTGACGTCTGAGGTAAAGAGATCAGCGATATCAACACCTAAGCTCCTGGCAATATTACTCAGGGCTTGTTCAGTGAATTGTTTCTGCTTACCTGTTTCCAGGCGTGAGATATTCGCCGCATCCACTCCTATTGCTTCAGCGAGATCGGCGATTTTCATGTTCTTCGCCTGGCGAAGTTGTCTGACTCGGTTTCCTATGTTCATGCGTTTATTACATTTCTTTATTGCGCGTTAAGCAAATCAACTTGCGCAAAATATTTGCGTGAAATAATATGCTCATCACGCAATATGTGGAGGTTATATGCAATCACCATTACGGAATGTGCGTAAGGCGCACGGATTTACTTTGCAGCATGTTGCTGCGGGCGTTCAGGTCAATCCAGCGACGCTGAGTCGTATTGAAAGACTGGAACAAATTCCATCTATCGATCTTGCAGAACGTCTGGCCAATTTTTTTAAGGGTGAAATCAGCGAAATGCAGATTCTTTATCCGGCACGTTTTCAATCTAGCCAAAACCAGAATGGGTTTAAACCACAGGAACAGGAGGTAAGCCGTGGGTAATCATCACTGGAAAGTGGAAAAACAGCCTGAGTGGTACGTGAAAGCTGTCAGAAAAACTATCGCGGCGTTGCCGGGGGGTTACGCTGAAGCTGCTGAGTGGCTGGATGTAACAGAGAACGCATTATTCAACCGCCTTCGTGCAGATGGCGATCAGATTTTCCCGCTGGGATGGGCAATGGTTTTACAGCGTGCGGCTGGCACTCACTACATTGCGGATGCTGTCGCACAGTCTGCTGGTGGGGTGTTCGTATCGCTTCCTGAAATTGAGGCAGTAGAGAACGCCGATATAAACCAGCGCCTGCTGGAAGTCATTGAACAGATCGGCAGTTATTCCAGACAGATTCGTTCAGCAATCGAAGACGGTGTAGTGGAACCGCATGAGAAGACAGCAATTAACGACGAACTGTATCTTTCAATTTCGAAGCTCCAGGAGCATGCAGCACTGGTCTACAAAATCTTCTGCGCTCCAGAAAAGAGTAACGCCCGCGAGTGTGCAGCTCCGGGCGTCGTGGCGTCGATTGCTTCTGGTTGTGGAGAAACTAACGCATGAATAGTTTAACGGCAAATAACCGTTTGTCGCAACAGCTGGTGGTCAGCGTCGCTGAACACCTGTTGTTACGGCATGAATGCAGATTACCAAATCACCTGGCTGTAAGTAACCACAGAGAACTTTACCTGACTGTGGGGGGCGAGTTGTGCAGGAACTTAACCGCTGGTTTCGTGACGGAAGAGGGCTTTATGTCCATGTTATTCGTTGGGAGCCAGAAACACAGCGCGTTATCTATCTTCGCAAAGACTACCCGCATGAGTGCTTTAGTCCTTTGTGGAAATTCAGGCGTGATTTTGTTGAGTGTGAAGGACCACCAGCATATTGATTCTGCAATTCCGGGACGTTACACTGTTCAGGCACCTTATAAAGCGGGTGCCGGGATTGGCGTCCTGAAATTCGCACATGCGCATAACCGCGCTTCAGCGGTTTTTTTGCGCACGTTTCCTCACATCCAAATTATGGTGGGGCGTGCAGGGGCATCGAAAGATGCGCCGGGGTCATGTGCGACCGGTTACGCCAACCCTGTACGTCTCACCACCTCTGTGATTGGCGTCCCATGTGGTGAGTTTTCAAAATTCGCACATGAGGATGTCACTATGGCAACCACCCCTACCCAAACTCACCCTAAAATTGATGTTATCCATGGGAAGGCTGTTACCTCTTCTTTGGCCGTTGCCGAATATTTCTGCAAGCAGCACAAAAACGTTATTCAAAAAATCCAGACGCTTGAGTGCTCTGTTGAATTCACTGAGCTGAATTTTCAGCCCAGTGATTACACCGATTGCACAGGCCGCAAACTCCCTTGTTACCAAATCACCCGCGACGGTTTTGCGTTTCTTGCCATGGGCTTCACGGGGAAACGTGCTGCCCGGTTCAAAGAGGCATACATCAATGCCTTTAACCAGATGGAGAAACAGCTTTCAAATCCCTCTGTACTGAGCGACGTTGCACATAACGCCAGCGTTCTCTATTCCTACATTTCATCAATTCATCAGGTCTGGCTGCAGCAGCTTTATCCCATGTTGGCAAAAGCCGAATCCCCGCTGGCTGTAAGTCTGTATGACCGCATCAACGACGCGGCGCTACTGGCCAGTCTCATAAATTTGTCGCTGAACCCTTCAGAGGTAAGGGGGCGCAAATGATCCGGAATATTTTCAAACGGTTTACCAATCATACTTTCCGTTGTCCTCGTCCGGGTCAGTGGTACACCACGCCTGCAGGGCATGTTCTACGTGTTAGCCTGGTTGACCGTGAATGTCAGAAGGTGATTTGTGAACCGCTGGGCCGTAATTACCGCATCAGTATGCCGCTTATAGCCTTTTGCTCCGGAAAAAACATGAAGCATCTCGGAGGTGCAGCATGAGTATGGAGCTGATGGTTAAAGCGATGAAAATTCGAGTGGGTAATCCATTGCGAAAACTGGTTCTGATCAAGCTGGCTGATAATGCCAGCGATCAGGGTGAGTGCTGGCCCAGCTACCAGCATATTGCTGACCAGTGCGAGATTAGCAAACGTTCTGTGATGAATCATATTGCGGCCCTTTGTGAGTCCGGGCTGGTAAAAAAAGTCACCCGGAAAGGTGAAAAAGGTAACTCAAGTAATATCTATCTCCTTCATCTTGATGGTGCAGGAGATTCACTAGGGGGTAGTGCAAATAATTCACTATCTGGTGCAGCAAATTCACCAGGTAGTGCAGGAGTTGCACCAGGGGGTGGTGCAGGAGATTCACCCAGAACCAGTCACTCTTTTGAACCAGTCAAAGAACCAGTCAATGAACCAATAGCTGTTGGTGCATCTGCTGATGAGTCTGTGCGAGTTCGTTCAAACCGACCGGAATACTCTCCGGAGTTTGAGCAGGCATGGCTGGCATACCCCAAACGTGCTGGTGGCAATTCAAAATCTGCAGCCTTCAAAGCCTGGAAAGCCCGTTTGAATGAGGGGGTAAAACCCGAAACCATGCTGGAAGGTGTGAAACGCTACGCGGGCTGGGTATCTGCGATGGGTAACAGCGGCACACAATTTGTGAAACAGGCTGTCACGTTCTTTGGTCCGGATCGTCATTTCGAAGAATCCTGGGAAGTTCCTGCGGTATCTGCAGCCAGACGCGAGGACCCGTACTTCAAAGCCAGTTACGACAACGTGGACTACAGCCAGATCCCGACAGGATTCAGGGGGTGATCATGAGTCTGATGAACGATGTACAGAAATTCATTGAAGCCCATCCGGGGTGTACTTCAGGTGACATTGCGGATGCTTTTGCTGGTTACTCACGACAGTGCGTTCTGCAGTCAGCAAGCAAGTTACGTCAGAGTGGCCGTGTGGCTCACTGTTGTGAAGGGAAAACACGCAGACATTTCCCACACCAGGCTGAGATATCGCAGGAGGAGAAACTGCAACCTGTTCTTGAAACCATACCTGTGCGCAATTTCTATGTCGGCACTAACGATCCCCGGGTGATTTTGTGCCTGACCCGCCAGGCGGAAGAACTGGAGTCCAGGGGCTTATACCGTCGTGCTGCAACCGTGTGGATGGCGGCATTCCGTGAAAGCCACTCCCAGCCAGAACGAAACAATTTTCTGGCGCGTCGTGAGCGGTGCTTACGGAAAAGCAGAAAGCGCGCTGTAGCGGGTGATGAGTGGTATCTGTCAGGGAATTACGTGGGGGCTTAATGAGTAATAAATATTGCCAGGCGCTGGTGGAACTACGGAACAAACCAGCCCATGAACTGAAGGAAGTGGGCGATCAGTGGCGCACGCCGGACAACATTTTCTGGGGAATTAACACCCTGTTTGGCCCGTTTGTTCTGGATCTGTTTACTGACGGTGATAACGCCAAATGTGCCGCGTATTACACGGCGGAAGACAACGCGCTGGCACATGACTGGTCAGAACGTCTTGCGGAGCTTAAAGGTGCTGCCTTTGGTAATCCCCCGTACAGCCGCGCCAGTCAGCATGAGGGACAATACATCACCGGCATGCGTTACATCATGAAGCATGCCAGTGCCATGCGTGATAAAGGCGGGCGCTATGTTTTCCTGATCAAAGCGGCCACCAGCGAAGTGTGGTGGCCGGAAGATGCAGATCATATTGCTTTTATTCGCGGGCGTATTGGTTTTGAACTGCCAGCCTGGTTTATCCCGAAAGACGAAAAGCAGGTGCCAACAGGTGCTTTCTTCGCTGGTGCTATTGCTGTTTTCGACAAGACCTGGAAGGGAGCGGCAATCAGCTACATCGGGCGCGATGAACTTGAGGCATGTGGTGAGGCATTTCTGGCGCAGGTTCGCCAGCAGGCGGAAAAACTGGTCAGGGAGATGGCGGCATGACGACATTAACTCAATGCCAGCAGCAGGTGCTGGATATGCTGATTTCTTATCAGAAAGAACGTGGCTTCCCGCCAACCAATCAGGAGGTGGCAACCATGCTGGGATACCGTTCGGTGAATGCAGCGGTGGAGCATCTTCGCGCACTGGAGAAAAAAGGTGTCATCACGATAAAGCGTGGCGTGGCCCGGGGTATCACTCTTCATACCGCGGTGAAGGACGACGACAGCGAGGCGGTCGGGATTATCCGCGCCCTGCTTGCCGGTGAGGCAAACGCCAGGCTGCGTGCAGCCCACTGGTTACATGAGAGGGGCCTGAAAGTATGAAGCTAATACTGCCTTTTCCGCCCAGCGTGAACACGTACTGGCGACACCCCAACAAAGGGGCGTTTGCTGGTAAGAGCCTGATAAGCGCGGCGGGGCGAAAATTCCAGAGCGCGGCGTGTGCAGCAATAGTTGAGCAGTTACGTCGTCTGCCGAAACCAACGTCGGCACCTGCTTCAGTGGAGATCGTGTTGTTTCCTCCGGATAACCGGATCCGCGATCTGGACAACTATAACAAGGCGCTGTTTGACGCCCTGACCCACGCGGGTGTGTGGGAAGACGACAGCCAGGTGAAAAGAATGCTGGTGGAGTGGGGACCGGTTATCCCGGAAGGGAAGGTCGAGATCACTATCAGTAAGTACGAAAAAGCGAGTTGCAAATTAGCAACTCGGTAACGGAATTGAGCAACACCCTAAATTTGGGTATTACCTCGTTAAAGATACTGTATTTATGAACAGTGTATCCTTGATAACTATTAAAAATCGCAGTAAGTTCATCCTGCATCAACGAAAAGGGAGTGCAGTCCCGCTCGTGGATAAAAATTTGTGGAGAAACCAATGAATCAGTTGCTTGTAATTGATGGCGTTTCTGTGCGCCAGTACTTCGAATCTAACTACTGTCTTAACGACCTTCAGAAAGCTGCTCTTCTTGCCGCTGGTGAGAATCGCTCCTCCCGTTCGCTGGAAGTTCACGAGTTTATGCGTCGTCCTGAAACGAAGGCTCTTGTGGAATTATTGGAAGAAGAAACTACGGGAGATTCCCGTAGTATTCCTGTCATCACCATTCAGGGGCGCAATGGTGGGACGTATGTCTGTAAAGAGCTGGTCTATGCATATGCAATGTGGATCAGCCCGGCATTCAGCTTAAAAGTGATACGTACTTTTGATGCGCTTCATAATTCATCACCAGAAGAAACCACATCCGACAAAATTAAATCCGGGGTCATTCTGCTTGAATCAGCAGCAAAGACTCTAAATCTGTCAAACTCCTCGAAACTTGGTGCATACCAGAAATTATCAAAGGTAGCTGGTCTTCCTGAACTTATGCCGATCTATGCCATTGATGCACCTGCTGATGCGCCAGATGGTTCAAGCCGCCCTACGCTGTCGCTGAGTGCACTGCTGAAGCAGTATGGTATCCGCCTGACGGCTAATCAGGCATATCACCAGATGGCGAAGCTGGGGATCGTTGAACAACGCGAACGATACAGCCGTACCGGGATTAACAACATCAAAAAATTCTGGTCGCTGACGGCGAAAGGCTGCATGTTCGGCAAGAACATCACCTGTCCTGCAAATCCGCGCGAGACGCAGCCGCATTTCTTCGAATCCCGATTCCCTGAGCTGTTAAAGCTGCTCGATACCGTTCATTGAGGTGACCGTGAGAGCACTACTGACCCCTGAAATTGCCCCGCGTATGGGGATCGTATTGTTCAGACCAGGTTCAGAGCTGATGCCCCTGTTTATGCAGGGGCGTGTCCTGCTGGAGCCTGAGCCGGAGCGTTATTCATCTTTCGCCAGTGGTGCCGTTCCGGCGGCATCACAACCGCTGGCGGATGATCCTGCCGTTCGGGCCGTGTTCCGCAATGAGGCAGTGATCCGTCGTGCTGGTGGCGTGGAATGTCTTGAAAGCTGGTTACTTCGTGAAAAAGGCTGCCAGTGGCCTCATTCCGACTGGCACAGCGAGAACATGACCACAATGCGACACGCTCCGGGTGCAATCCGTCTGTGCTGGCACTGCGATAATCAGCTGCGCGATCAGTTCACGGAACGGCTGGAATCAATGGCAACGGATAACTGTGCCCGCTGGGTGTTGTCTGTTGTGCGTCGGGATCTCGGTTTTGATGACAGTCACGTTGTGACAATGCCGGAACTGTGCTGGTGGCTGATTCGTAATGATCTGGCGGATGCCTTACCGGAAAGTGCAGCCCGTAAGGCCCTGAGATTACCGAAGCCTGTTGTGCCGTCTGTCACCCGGGAAAGTGACCTTGTGCCTTCGGTTACTGCCACCAGCATCATCCAGGATAAGGCGAAAAAGGTGCTGGCGCTGAAAGTGGATCCGGAGTCGCCGGAGTCTTTTATGTTACGCCCAAAACGTCGTCGCTGGGTTAATGAAAAGTACACGCGCTGGGTTAAGACGCAGCCGTGTGCATGTTGTGGTAAGCCAGCCGACGATCCTCATCACCTGATTGGTCATGGTCAGGGTGGAATGGGTACAAAAGCGCATGACCTTTTTGTGTTGCCTTTGTGCAGAAAACACCATGACGAACTGCATGCGGATACCGTGGCATTTGAAGAGAAGTATGGTTCCCAACTGGAGCTGATATTTCGTTTTATCGATCGTGCGCTGGCAATTGGCGTGCTGGCCTGATTTTGTGGAGAAAGTTGATGCGTGATATTCAAATGGTTCTGGATCGTTGGGGAGCATGGGCGGCGAGTGATAGTTCAGGAGTAGACTATTCTCCTATAGCTGCTGGGTTTAAAGGGCTTCTTCCCTATACAAGCAAAACACGTCAGGCTTGTTCAGATAGTGATGCATTAATTATTGAAGGTTGTCTTGCTCTTCTTAAAAAGCGAAAACCGTACGAGCATTCTTTGATTGTGGCCCATTACCTGTATGGCATCTCGAAAAGAAAGCTTGCAAGAGCTCGCAAAAAAGATGAGAAATTGATACGTATAGAGATACAGATGGCTGAAGGGTTTATTGATGGATGCCTTTCAATGCTGGATGTTAAACTTGAAATGGAGTAGAAAAAAGGGCATTTCTGCCCTTTTTAAATGTGGGGGAGTATCCAGTTTACTTTTCTCCATGTAAAGGCAAAAGTTATTACTGAAATGATAAGAAGAGATAAAGATTCGATAATTAAAATAAATTCTATTTTTTCTCCATGTAACAATGTCTTTTCATTGGCAAACATTGCTATCAAAGCAATAACGCATGCCGTAATTAAAGATGCACCTGCGGTTAATAGATTTACAATAATAACTTGAAGTATGTTGTTGTTTTTTAATGCTTTTATTATTCCATTTGAGTTTTCGCTAGCAGCACTAAAAATTGATATTGTGGCTAAAATAAAACCAAATAAAATACCGGATACAGTTGAAATAACCCCGGAGGCTGTAAGTATGTCAGCATGCCCCATCTGAGGGATATACCTCAGTAGGAACAAGGTGCAAAAAACACTTACAATCAGGTTTCTTAAGTATTTCAATAACATATCCTATACCTTCTTTTTGCTGATATCGTATTGCTTAAGGTATTCATTGTTATCAATTTTAGCAGAAATCATGGCTTGCAGAACATCACTATCAGTGCCATAACCATTAACGGTATATATGTTTTTTTCTGAAATGAGTACCTGATCAAGAAGACTTTGTTCAACGGTATTTTTGGGCTGTGTTACTGCCGCTTTTTTTACAATTCCCGGCATTTTTTCAAGGAGTTCTTTAATACCATCCTTAACGAGATCTGATAAATAACCTTTGACTTTTACTCTCCCTGATGCACGTCCCCTTAGATTTAACTTGAGACGTGTTCCACCCAGCCCTACCATCATATTTACCAGTTCCTTAGAAAATGAACTATTTAGCTGGTAATTTGTTGCATCAAAGTTCCTGGGAGCAGTCAGGACAATATCACAACTTCTCAAAGTACTTCCTGTTTCAAGTAGCTCTTTGACGCTCTCTTTTTTCCAGATGGCTTGGAATGAAAAGTTATTTCCAGGATTACCACTCTGGCTGTAAAGCAGATAAGCTAAATCCGATTCTTTCGGCCCAAGATGATTTTGAGTTAATATTAAAATATCACTATCGTAATAATATAAAAAATAGGTTCTTTCGACTATGTATTTTTTATCATCTAGTGGTATGTTGTGCTCATTCCAGTGTTCATCACCAATATAAGGAAGGAGATACTCTTCTCGTGAGCATGACATGTAGCCGAAGAAATATTTAGCTTTTGTATCTTTATTTATAAAAGCTATTTTTAACTTTTTATTTCTATAGATGGTATCAAAATGATTATTCGTAACGGTTACGCAAGTATTATACAGATTTTCAATTGCTTGCTTAGCAACTGAATGGCTGCGGATAGTCCCAGAACTGCTGGTGTAAAAACCAATTTTAAGTTTTTTTGTTTCTTTGATTGCGCAATAGTAGCCATGTTAAACCTTAGTATACTAATAATTTCTTATGGATCTTATTTTTTATATGGCTTTAATTTAGCAAAAAAAATTACCGCGGTCCGCAAATTTTATCTTAATCTGTTAAGAGTGGTTACTTCGCCACACAACTTAAACCCGCCACTGAGCGGGTTTTTTGTACCTGTAAACTTGGTGCAGTACAGTAAACACGCTGGTGGTCGTGAATACTGGCTTTTTATCTTGCTGGCTTTTTAGACAAGAGTTATTGGTATGTCACGTTAACCGGAAAGGGTAAAAAGACATGCTGAAACAGCAGGATATGACAGAAACCGCCAGAGTTGTGTTTGATGAATTAAGCGTTACCGAACCGGCGACAGTCGGGGAGATTGCGCAGAATACTTACCTTTCACGCGAACGCTGCCAGTTAATACTGACCCAGCTTGTTATGGCGGGTCTGGCAGACTATCAGTGCGGTTGTTACAGACGCCTTCAGTCCTGAAGGCTTTTTATTTGTGGTGAATGGGCGGCTGGTGGGGGGGGCGACACCTGTCAGTCCTTTGCTTATGTGTTGATGATAATTTACCTTTTGGGGCTATAATTGAGCTAACCAATTGCTAATGAAAGTAAAATTATAATGGCTGTTGTCTGTTCAGTTATCATGGTTTGCTCCCCAATTAATATTTTTCTTGAAAAGGATACGTTGTCACTTAAGCCAGGCTCAGTTGTTCTGGCCACCAAATGCATCAGGGAGCTTTTCCTTATGCATTATGGCAAAGTTAAAATTGTCGATATAAGCGAATCCGTCGTAAGTCAATATCTGGAAAGTCAGCATAAGCTGACGAGGACTCGTCTGACTGACATTCCGCTTTACCTGTTGCTGGAACCCAACAATCCTGCGTTGGCTGCGGCTTTAATTACCAGCCAGGGATTTTCCGGAGAGGCCACGGATATGTTTCTTATGATGGCCTGCCTGTCTCTGTTTGAAACAGATGAACGGATGTCATTGTTTTTAAGTGGATGTTTATCCAGCATAAGTGCCAAAGTCAGGGCGATAATTCAGACAGATATATCAGCAAGCTGGACGCTTGGTGCGATTGCTCTACAGTTGCATATGAGTGAGAGTTTGTTAAAGACAAAACTGAAAAATGAAGGGGGCATGTTCAGTCGCTTGTTGCTGGAAGAGCGGATGCGTGTTGCTGTAAATATGTTATGTTCCCGGCATGGATATGGACAGGCTATAGCAGAAAAATGCGGTTATTCAAGCAGGTCCTACTTTATTTCTGTATTTCACCGCTATTATGGCTTCCCGCCAGACAGATATGTATCCAGGCAAGGGCTTGATTATTGATTTTCATCTGATTATTATTTTTTGGCTCGGCCCTTTAGCTCAGTGGTGAGAGCGAGCGACTCATAATCGCCAGGTCGCTGGTTCAAATCCAGCAAGGGCCACCATCACATACCGCCATTAGCTCATCAGGAAAGAGCGCCAGCCTTCGAAGCTGGTTGCGCAGAGTTCGGGTCCCCGAAGGCGGTTCATTATCTGTATCCTGCGTTGTTAGCTCAGCCGGACAGAGCAATTGCCTTCTAAGCAATCGGTCACTGGTTCGAATACAGTAGAACGCGCCACACTTATTTTCCCTGGCTCGCTTTTGCGGGCTTTTTTTTAAATGTCTCACAATTCAGGCGGTTGACTGTTGTCTGGTTTGCGGGGAGTTTGTTAAAAGAAACTGGCATGGTGAATCCCCCTGTGCGGAGGGGCAATCAGCGAGTAGGTATATGGGATAATCGCGGATTCAGGTGCTGGTACTGAATTCACCGGGAGGCACCCGGCACCATGCAATGGCACATAGTGCCACTCTCCAGCCCCTCTCCGGAGGGGCTTTCTTATGGACAAAAAAAGCCCGCGCAGGGAGACGCGGGCGGCAAGGAATAAACAACAAAACGTGAAGTAATATTTCAGCTGGCGAATAATATCCGACAGTAATCACTCTGCGCAATAGCGCGGCCTTTTTCGTATTGCGGGCTGTTGTCTATCTTCTGCCATTGTCCTGTAACTTCCGGACTTCAGCCCGCTCCTCATTTTACTCACAATATTATCCAGGCCGGGAGGATTCATGGCATTTAAACACTATGACGTGGTCAGGGCGGCGTCGCCGTCAGACCTTGCGGAGCGACTGACACAAAAACTGAAGGAGGGGTGGCAGCCATTTGGCAGTCCGGTGGCCATCACGCCTTATACCCTGATGCAGGCCATTGCGGCGGAAGGTGATGTCACCACACCTGTGGTGGTGAAGCCGTCGGATGGAGAAGGCGCAGTTATCAGCACCACCAGCAACCCGGAGTATTACTTTGTTGTTGCCCTGGCCGGGCAGTCAAACGGTATGGCGTATGGTGAAGGGCTTCCGCTGCCGGAGACATATGACCGTCCGGACCCGCGTATTAAACAGCTGGCGCGTCGCAGCACTGTCACGCCGGGTGGTGCGTCCTGTAACTACAATGACATTATTCCTGCGGACCACTGCCTGCATGATGTTCAGGATTTGAGTAAGTTTTCACACCCGAAAGCTAGCGCAGCTCAGTATGGATGCGTGGGGCAGGGATTACATATCGCGAAGAAATTGTTGCCGTTTATTCCGGCGAATGCCGGTATTCTTCTGGTTCCGTGCTGCCGTGGTGGTTCTGCATTTTTGGCGGGCGATGAAGGTACCTTCAGCGAATCCACCGGCGCAAGCGAGACCTCGGCACGCTGGGGTGTAGATAAGCCACTGTACAAGGACCTGCTTACCCGTACTCAGGCCGCACTGAAGGCTAACCCTAAAAATATTCTGCTTGCAGTGGTCTGGATGCAGGGCGAGTTTGATTTGAAACAGGGTGCATACGCCACTCAGCCGGGGCTGTTTGATTCCATGGTGGAAAAATATCGTTCTGACCTGTCGGAATCCGGAGGTCAGTGTCTCGGGGGCTCTCCGTCATCGGTTCCCTGGATTTGTGGCGACACGACCTACTACTGGAAGCAGACTTATTCTTCGCAATACGATGCGGTGTATGGTGCATACAAGACGAAATCCGCAAAAAAAATCTTCTTTGTGCCGTTTATGACGGATGAAAACGGGCGAAATGTGGGTACCAACGAGCCGTCAGAAGATCCGGATGTTGCGGATATTGGGTATTACGGAGCCGGTGGTCGAACGGACGCCAAAACCTGGACGACGGCCGACCGTAAAACGCATTTTGGATCATGGGCACGTCGTGGGATTATTTCCGACCGTCTGGCAACGGCGATTCTTGTGCATGCCGGGAGAACCGCTGAATTCATTACCGGAAAACAGCCTGATACGGTGAAGCCCACCGGACCTTCCGGTGAAGGTACGGAGAGAGAGCCGGAAGCCCCGGTCAGTAACCGAACCCTGATGAGTCTGCTGGCGTCCGGCGAAGACCTGGCATCACAGGGCTGGCGCTATTATCACAAACCGGCGAGCGGAGACAATGTTAACAAAAACATTGCTGAAGCGGTGGTCAGTGATGCGGGGGCTACGGGAGGTAAGGCCCTGCAACTGAATAAACCGGAAAACCACATCTGGTTTCTGGAGCATGATGCAGCCGGACAGGGAGTGGAGTTACTGAAGAAGGGGGGACGTGTGAGCGTACGGTTTAAGTTGCCGGGTTCACTGGTGCCGAATCGGTTTGCCCTGGGCATTTACTGGCAGTTGTCGTCCCTGCCGGAGGGAGTGACGCTGGCAGAGGAAGGCAACGACATGCTGATGTCCTTCTTCCTGCAGACGGATGCGACGAACCTGAACGCGATGTACCACAAGAAGCCGAATGCGAAGCTGGATACGTTCGGGGTCTTTGATAACGGATGGCACACACTGGCTTTTGAGTTTGCCGGAAACAACAGCATTCAGGTGACGCCGGTACTGGATGAGAAACGGGGGACGCCGTTCACACTGGTGAAATCTCCGGCATCAGGGGCGGCGGACAAACTGCAACTGACAGGCATATCAAAGGCGGCGACATATACGCTGCTGATTGACAGTGTGAAGGTGGAAGTGAACAACGCGGATGCCGCGGCATGATAAAAAAAGCCGCCAGCGGCAGGAACGGAAGCTGGCGGAGGTAATCCCAATGGAGAATGTAAAGAAAAGATGCTTTCGTATATCGGTTTTTTAAATGAAAACAGTTCTCATTGTCAACCATAACGGTAAGAAACTATGACATTTATTCATCAGGTGATGCTGTACTTCTGTACGGCGGTCTGTGTGCTGTATCTTCTTTCGGGTGGGTACAGGGCAGTGCGCGATTTCTGGCGCAGGCAGATTGATAAAAGGGCCGCAGAGAAAATCAGCGCCAGTCAGTCAGCCGGAGCAAAAACAGAAGCCCCACTCATTCCGGAACAACCTTCTTAATAACCCATTTCAACGAGAAAATCCTATGTCAGAAATAAAATCGCTGGTCACTGCTGAGGCAGTGAAGGAAGTTCTGCGCTCTGAAGAAGTCCGGAGCGCACTGAAACAGCAACTTCGGCAGAACCTTGAGGCGCGTCTTGATGCAGAAGTGGATTCAATTCTGGATGAACTGCTGGGCGCACCGACTGTTCCGGAGCCGGAAGGCATTGCGGATGACAGTGCTGTTTCAGATGGCGTCGGGTCTCAGCCTGACGGTAGTGAAGGGCCTCAGCCTGACGGCGAAATGATGATGTAACCATGCGCAGGGGGTGTCGGTGTGAGCTGATGCCCCACTTGTTGTTGTGAGCTTCCGGATTGCGGGAGACGGGGTATGTACCAGATGGAAAAAATCACAACAGGTGTGTCATACACCACGTCAGCGGTGGGGACGGGCTACTGGTTCCTGCAGCTGCTGGACAGGGTTTCCCCGTCTCAGTGGGCGGCAATAGGCGTGCTGGGGAGTCTGTTGTTTGGGCTGCTGACATATCTGACTAACCTGTATTTCAAAATCAGAGAGGACCGTCGTAAGGCGGCGCGGGGAGAGTAAAGCGATGAAGAAAAAATACGAACTGGTTGTTAAAGGGATAAATAATTACCCGAATAAGATTACTGTTACTGTGGCACTGGAAATTGGTGGGTATCCGTCACTGTTGTTGCCAGATGTGGCGATTAGTCTTGACCGTACTGAAGATGCCACGCTGGAGTTTTACGAAGCTGAGGCGAAAAAGCAGGCGAAGCAGTTTTTCATGGATGTTGCTGCCGGGTTATGTGAAGGGGATGGTCCGTTGCCGGAAAAGCGCCCCGTAATTTTAGAGGCGCAGGATGTGTTGATAACCTACAGAGGAAAACTACCGGGAATAATTACTGGTTCTCTGAAGACTCCACCGCTGGCCTGAAGACTTAACATATCCAGGGATTTGAAATCGATAAACCCTGATAAATATCCATGAACACCAAAATCAAATACGGCCTGTCGGCTGCCGTTCTGGCGCTGATTGCCGCAGGTGCGCCTGCGCCTGAAATCCTCGACCAGTTTCTGGATGAAAAGGAAGGTAACCACACCACGGCATACCGTGATGGCGCGGGTATCTGGACCATCTGCCGCGGTGCCATCCTGGTGGATAGTAAACCTGTCGTCCCGGGCATGAAGTTGTCGAAGGAAAAATGCGACCGGGTTAACGCCATTGAGCGTGATAAGGCGCTGGCATGGGTGGAGAAAAACATCAGAGTGCCATTGAGTGAACCCCAGAAAGCGGGGATCGCGTCATTCTGTCCGTACAACATTGGCCCCGGTAAGTGTTTTCCGTCGACGTTTTATAAACGAATTAATGCAGGTGATCGCAGGGGAGCGTGTGAGGCGATTCGCTGGTGGATTAAGGACGGTGGCAGAGACTGCCGTATTCGTTCAAACAACTGCTACGGTCAGGTATCCCGTCGTGACCAGGAGAGCGCGCTGGCGTGCTGGGGTATCGACAGATAAGCAGAATATTTTGCTGAAAAATAAGGTATGGCCACGCGGGCGGATAACACGAAATCCTGCGAACTGACAAAAACTAAGTGAATAAAAGTAAAAACCCCGTTTGTTGGCTGCAAGCGGGGTTTTGTGTTTCCTGACTCTGGAAAAGTCAAAGGAGAAAGTGTGTTTGATTTTAGCAAACTGATTCGGGAGATTCGAGTGATGGCTGAAAAATTATCCACCTGGAAGTTCATTCTTATCTGGCTGGTGTTTGTGATTATGGCCTCCGGTTATTTCATCGGTCAGATACGCTGGTGGTGAAATGAACCGCGTACTGTGCGTGGTCATCATTGCCCTGCTGGTGGCCTGTGGTGCGCTTAGTCTGGGGCTGAATCATTACCGTGATAACGCCATAACCTACAAAGAGCAGCGCGATAAAAAAGTCAGTGAGCTGGAGCTGGCAAATGCAACCATTACTGATATGCAGCAGCGCCAGCGTGATGTTGCTGCACTTGATGCCAGATACTCGAGGGAATTAGCCGATGCGAGAGCTGAAAATGAAACTCTTCGCGCTGACGTTGCCGCTGGTCACCGCAGCCTGCGGATCAACGCCACCTGTCCAGGTCCCGTGCGTGAAGCCACCGGCACCGCCCGCGTGGATAATGCAACCGGCCCCCAACTGGCAGACACCGTTACACGGGATTATTTCACCCTCAGAGAGCGGCTGATGACGATGCAGAAGCAACTGGAAGGGGCACAGGACTATATCCGCACTCAGTGCCTGAAATAAGTTTTGCTGATGCGCGGTATTGTCGCCGTATCCCCGCATTAACAGAGACCGCAGCCCGACAGGGAGACTCCTCTGCGCGAGTGTGCGGGGATAATCAAAAACGATACACACCGGGGTTTACCGCGTTAACGGAGCGCGGCGTTGTCCCCTCATAGTCGCCTGTCCGGTGCGATGGTGGAAGAAGCCGGATGTTTATCACTATTAATTGATGACACAGAAATGGATTCATTGAATTTCAGCACGTTTTTGTATTCGTGTTATTGAACATCTGTTTATTTTACTTTTAACATATTGATAATAAAAAGAGCTGTAAATCTTTAGATGAGTCGATTTTGTCCGGGGAAGTTCAAATGGATTTTATGCTGACGGTTTCTGGTGTGGTTATCCTGTCCATTGCTTATACTGCAGATAAATATGGCTGCCATTTGTTATCACGTATTGGCGCTTATTGTTCGTTGATGCTGATTTTCTCGTCGCTTTTTTTTGAGTAAGTTATATTAATTATAACAAATAATTTTCTGTGTTATTTTTTCAGGCTATCCCGTCAGAGGGGAAGCCTGTACTGCCAGGGAGCGAATGGAAAACTGATGTGTCCGGTAACTGCGTGTTCTGTGAACACCATGTTACTTAATTATGTAATTCATACCCGAACTCTCTGTTGACAGCCTTCTTCTGCAGGCTTCAATAACCCACGCTGAAAAGTTTCCTGAACCTTTCAGATCAAGAGCGATGTTAATTTGTTCAATCATCTGGTTTGGAAATCGGATGTTGCGGGTTGTTGTTCTGCGCGTTCTGTTCTTTGATGACATAATGTTTCCCCATATTCAGTGTTGCTGATTTGTATTATCAGAAGTTGCTTTTACGTTAATTTGACGCAGATCAATTAATACGATACCTGCGTCATAATTGATTATTTCTCGTGGTTTGATGGCGTACACACATGTTGTGATAAACCTTATATAGATGATAATCATTATCATTTCGTGGGTCCTTTCCGGCGATCCGACCGGTTACGGGGCGGCGACCTCGCGGGTTTTCGCTATTTATGAAAATTTTCCGGTTTAAGGCGTTTCCGTTCTTCTTCGTCGTAACTTAATGTTTTTATTTAAAATACCCCCTGAAAAGAAAGGAAGCGACAGGTGCTGAAAACGAACTTTTGGGCCTCTGTCGTTTCCTTTCTCTGTTTTGGGCCGTGGAATGAACAATGGAAGTCAACAAAAAGCAGCTGGCTGACATTTTCGGTGCGAGTATCCGTACCATTCAGAACTGGCAGGAGCAGGGAATGCCCGTTCTGCGAGGCGGTGGCAAGGGTAATGAGGTGCTTTATGACTCTGCCGCCGTTATAAAATGGTATGCCGAAAGGGATGCTGAAATTGAGAACGAAAAGCTGCGCCGGGAAGTTGAAGAACTGCGGCAGGCCAGCGAGACAGATCTCCAGCCAGGGACTATTGAGTACGAACGCCATCGACTTACGCGTGCGCAGGCCGACGCACAGGAACTGAAGAATGCCAGAGACTCAGCTGAAGTGGTGGAAACCGCATTCTGTACTTTCGTGCTGTCGCGGATCGCAGGTGAAATTGCCAGTATTCTCGACGGGAACCGCCTGACAGCGTGACCTTTCACATCTGGACGGCGTACAGCCCGTTCACCACCTGGGTGCAGATTGTCAAAGACTGGATGAAGACGAAAGGGGATACGGGAAAACGTAAAACCTTCGTGAACACCACGCTCGGTGAGACGTGGGAGGCGAAAATTGGCGAACGTCCGGATGCTGAAGTGATGGCAGAGCGGAAAGAGCATTATTCAGCGCCCGTTCCTGACCGTGTGGCTTACCTGACTGCCGGTATCGACTCCCAGCTGGACCGCTACGAAATGCGCGTATGGGGATGGGGGCCGGGTGAGGAAAGCTGGCTGATTGACCGGCAGATTATTATGGGTCGCCACGACGATGAACAGACGCTGCTGCGTGTGGATGAGGCCATCAATAAAACCTATACCCGCCGGAATGGTGCAGAAATGTCGGTATCCCGTATCTGCTGGGATACTGGCGGGATTGACCCGACCATTGTGTATGAACGCTCGAAAAAACATGGGCTGTTCCGGGTGATCCCCATTAAAGGGGCATCCGTCTACGGAAAGCCGGTGGCCAGCATGCCACGTAAGCGAAACAAAAACGGGGTTTACCTTACCGAAATCGGTACGGATACCGCGAAAGAGCAGATTTATAACCGCTTCACACTGACGCCGGAAGGGGATGAACCGCTTCCCGGTGCCGTTCACTTCCCGAATAACCCGGATATTTTTGATCTGACCGAAGCGCAGCAGCTGACTGCTGAAGAGCAGGTCGAAAAATGGGTGGATGGCAGGAAAAAAATACTGTGGGACAGCAAAAAGCGACGCAATGAGGCGCTCGACTGCTTCGTTTATGCGCTGGCGGCGCTGCGCATCAGTATTTCCCGCTGGCAGCTGGATCTCAGTGCACTGCTGGCGAGCCTGCAGGAAGAGGATGGTGCAGCAACCAACAAGAAAACACTGGCAGATTACGCCCGTGCCTTATCCGGAGAGGATGAATGACGCGACAGGAAGAACTTGCCGCTGCCCGTGCGGCACTGCATGACCTGATGACAGGTAAACGGGTGGCAACGGTACAGAAAGACGGACGGAGAGTGGAGTTTACGGCCACTTCCGTGTCTGACCTGAAAAAATACATTGCGGAGCTGGAAGTGCAGACCGGCATGACACAGCGACGCAGGGGACCTGCAGGATTTTATGTATGAAAACGCCCACCATTCCCACCCTTCTGGGGCCGGACGGCATGACATCGCTGCGTGAATATGCCGGTTATCACGGCGGTGGCAGCGGATTTGGAGGGCAGTTGCGGGCGTGGAACCCACCGGGTGAAAGTGTGGATGCAGCCCTGTTGCCCAACTTTACCCGTGGCAATGCCCGCGCAGACGATCTGGTACGCAATAACGGCTATGCCGCCAACGCCATCCAGCTGCATCAGGATCATATCGTCGGGTCTTTTTTCCGGCTCAGTCATCGCCCAAGCTGGCGCTATCTGGGCATCGGGGAGGAAGAAGCCCGTGCCTTTTCCCGCGAGGTTGAAGCGGCATGGAAAGAGTTTGCCGAGGATGACTGCTGCTGCATTGACGTTGAGCGAAAACGCACGTTTACCATGATGATTCGGGAAGGTGTGGCCATGCACGCCTTTAACGGTGAACTGTTCGTTCAGGCCACCTGGGATACCAGTCCGTCGCGGCTTTTCCGGACACAGTTCCGGATGGTCAGCCCGAAGCGCATCAGCAACCCGAACAATACCGGCGACAGCCGAAACTGCCGTGCCGGTGTGCAGATTAATGACAGCGGTGCGGCGCTGGGATATTACGTCAGCGAGGACGGCTATCCTGGCTGGATGCCGCAGAAATGGACATGGATACCCCGTGAGTTACCCGGCGGGCGCGCCTCGTTCATTCACGTTTTTGAACCCGTGGAGGACGGGCAGACCCGCGGTGCAAATGTGTTTTACAGCGTGATGGAGCAGATGAAGATGCTCGACACGCTGCAGAACACGCAGCTGCAGAGCGCCATTGTGAAGGCGATGTATGCCGCCACCATTGAAAGTGAGCTGGATACGCAGTCAGCGATGGATTTTATTCTGGGCGCGAACAGTCAGGAGCAGCGGGACAAGCTGACCGGCTGGATTGGTGAAATTGCCGCGTATTACGCCGCAGCACCGGTCCGGCTGGGAGGCGCAAAAGTGCCGCACCTGATGCCGGGTGACTCACTGAACCTGCAGACGGCTCAGGATACGGATAACGGCTACTCCGTGTTTGAGCAGTCACTGTTGCGGTATATCGCTGCCGGGCTGGGTGTCTCGTATGAGCAGCTTTCCCGGAATTACGCCCAGATGAGCTATTCCACGGCACGGGCCAGTGCGAACGAGTCGTGGGCGTACTTTATGGGGCGGCGAAAATTCGTCGCATCCCGTCAGGCGAGCCAGATGTTTCTGTGCTGGCTGGAAGAGGCCATCGTTCGCCGCGTGGTGACGTTACCTTCAAAAGCGCGTTTCAGCTTTCAGGAAGCCCGCAGCGCCTGGGGGAACTGTGACTGGATAGGCTCCGGTCGTATGGCCATCGATGGTCTGAAAGAAGTACAGGAAGCGGTGATGCTGATAGAAGCCGGACTGAGTACCTACGAGAAAGAGTGCGCAAAACGCGGTGACGACTATCAGGAAATTTTTGCCCAGCAGGTCCGTGAAACGATGGAGCGCCGTGCAGCCGGTCTTAAACCGCCCGCCTGGGCGGCTGCGGCATTTGAATCCGGACTGCGACAATCAACAGAGGAGGAGAAGAGTGACAGCAGAGCTGCGTAATCTCCCGCATATTGCCAGCATGGCCTTTAATGAGCCGCTTATGCTTGAACCCGCCTATGCGCGGGTTTTCTTTTGTGCGCTTGCAGGCCAGCTTGGGATCAGCCGCCTGACGGATGCGGTGTCCGGTGACAGCCTGACTGCCGGAGAGGCACCCGCGAAGCTGGCGTTATCCGTTAATGATGACGGACCACGACAGGCACGCAGTTATCAGGTCATGAACGGCATCGCCGTGCTGCCGGTGTCCGGCACGCTGGTCTGCCGGACGCGGGCGCTGCAGCCGTATTCGGGGATGACCGGTTACAACGGCATTATCGCCCGTCTGCAACAGGCTGCCAGCGACCCGATGGTGGACGGCATTCTGCTGGATATGGACACGCCCGGCGGAATGGTGGCAGGGGCATTTGACTGCGCTGACATCATCGCCCGTGTGCGTGACATAAAGCCGGTATGGGCGCTGGCCAATGACATGAACTGCAGCGCAGGTCAGCTGCTTGCCAGTGCCGCCTCCCGGCGTCTGGTCACGCAGACCGCCCGGACAGGCTCCATCGGCGTCATGATGGCTCACAGTAATTACGGTGCTGCGCTGGAGAAACAGGGCGTGGAAATCACGCTGATTTACAGCGGCAGCCATAAGGTGGATGGCAACCCCTACAGCCATCTACCGGATGATGTCCGGGAAACACTGCAGTCCCGGATGGATGCAACCCGCCGGATGTTTGCACAGAAGGTGTCGGCATATACCGGCCTGTCCGTGCAGGCTGTGCTGGATACCGAGGCTGCAGTGTACAGCGGTCAGGAGGCCATTGATGCCGGACTGGCTGATGAACTTGTTAACAGTACCGATGCGATCACCATCATGCGTGATGCACTGGATGCACGTAAATCCCGTCTCTCAGGAGGGCGAATGACCAAAGAGACTCAATCAACAACTGTTTCAGCCACTGCTTCGCAGGCTGACGTTACTGGCGTGGTGCCAGCGATGGAGGGCGAAAACGCCAGCGCGGCGCAGCCGGACGTGAACGCGCAGATCAACGCTGCGGTTGCGGCAGAAAACAGCCGCATTATGGGGATCCTCAACTGTGAGGAGGCTCACGGACGCGAAGAACAGGCCCGCGTGCTGGCAGAAACCCCCGGTATGACAGTGGAAACGGCCCGCCGCATTCTGGCCGCAGCACCACAGAGTGCACAGGCGCGCAGTGATACTGCGCTGGATCGTCTGATGCAGGGGGCACCGGCACCGCTGGCTGCAGGTAACCTGGCATCTGATGCCGTTAACGATTTGCTGAACACACCAGTGTAAGGGATGTTTATGACGAGCAAAGAAACCTTTACCCATTACCAGCCGCTGGGCAACAGTGACCCGGCTCATACCGCAACCGCGCCCGGCGGATTGAGTGCGAAAGCGCCTGCAATGACCCCGCTGATGCTGGACACCTCCACCCGTAAGCTGGTTGCGTGGGATGGCACCACCGACGGTGCTGCCGTTGGCATTCTTGCGGTTGCTGCTGACCAGACCAGCACCACGCTGACGTTCTACAAGTCCGGCACGTTCCGTTATGAGGATGTGCTCTGGCCGGAGGCTGCCAGCGACGAGACGAAAAAACGGACCGCGTTTGCCGGAACGGCAATCAGCATCGTTTAACCTTACCCTTCATCACTAAAGGCCGCCTGTGCGGCTTTTTTTACGGGATTTTTTTATGTCGATGTACACAACCGCCCAGCTGCTGGCGGCAAATGAGCATAAATTTAAGTTTGATCCGCTGTTTCTGCGTCTCTTTTTCCGTGAGAGCTATCCCTTCACCACGGAGAAAGTTTATCTCTCACAAATTCCGGGACTGGTAAACATGGCGCTGTACGTTTCGCCGATTGTTTCCGGTGAGGTTATCCGTTCCCGTGGCGGCTCCACCTCTGAATTTACGCCGGGATATGTCAAGCCGAAGCATGAGGTGAATCCGCAGATGACCCTGCGTCGCCTGCCGGATGAAGATCCGCAGAATCTGGCGGACCCGGCTTACCGCCGCCGTCGCATCATCATGCAGAACATGCGTGACGAAGAGCTGGCCATTGCCCAGGTCGAAGAGATGCAGGCAGTTTCTGCCGTGCTTAAGGGCAAATACACCATGACCGGTGAAGCCTTTGATCCGGTTGAGGTGGATATGGGCCGCAGTGCGGCGAACAACATCACACAGTCCGGCGACACGGAATGGAGCAAGCGTGACAAGTCCACGTATGACCCGACCGACGATATCGAAGCCTACGCGCTGAACGCCAGCGGCGTGGTGAATATCATCGTGTTTGACCCGAAAGGCTGGGCGCTGTTCCGTTCCTTCAAAGCCGTCAGGGAGAAGCTGGATACCCGTCGCGGCTCTCATTCCGAACTGGAGACAGCGGTAAAAGACCTGGGCAAAGCGGTGTCTTATAAGGGAATGTATGGCGATGTGGCCATCGTCGTGTATTCCGGACAGTACGTGGAAAACGGCGTCAAAAAGAACTTCCTGCCGGACAACACGATGGTGCTGGGTAACACTCATGCACGCGGTCTGCGCACCTATGGCTGCATTCAGGATGCGGATGCACAGCGCGAAGGCATTAACGCCTCTGCCCGTTACCCGAAAAACTGGGTGACCACCGGCGATCCGGCGCGTGAGTTCACCATGATTCAGTCAGCACCGCTGATGCTGCTGGCTGACCCTGATGAGTTCGTTTCCGTACAACTGGCGTAATCGTGGCCCTTCGGGGCCATTTTCTCTCTGTGGAGGAGTTCATGACGAAAGATGAACTGATTGCCCGTCTTCAGGAGCTGGGTGAGCAACTGAACCGTGATGTCAGCCTGACGGGAACGAAAGAAGAACTGGCGCTCCGTGTGGCAGAGCTGGAAGAGGAGCTTGATGACACTGCCGATCAGGATACCCCTATCAGCCCGGAAAATGCGCTGACCGGACATGAAAATGAGGTTGTATCAGCGCAGCCGGATACCGTGACTGATACGGCTGATCTGGTCACGGTTGTGGCACTGGTGACGCTGCATACTGATGCACTTCACGCCACGCGGGATGACACTGTGGCATTTGTGCTGCCGGGAACGGCGTTCCGTGTCTCTGCCGGTGTGGCAGCCGAAATGACAGAACGTGGCCTGGCCAGAATGCAATAACGGGAGGCGCTGTGGCTGATTTCGATAACCTGTTCGATGCTGCCATTGCCCGCGCTGATGAAACGATACGCGGGTACATGGGAACGTCAGCCACCATGACATCCGGTGAGCAGTCCGGCGCAGTAATACGTGGTGTTTTTGATGACCCTGAAAATATCAGCTATGCCGGACAGGGCGTGCGCGTTGAAGGCTCCAGCCCGTCCCTGTTTGTCCGGACTGATGATGTGCGGCAACTGCGGCGTGGAGACACGCTGACCATCGGTGAGGAAAACTTCTGGATAGACCGGGTTTCGCCGGATGATGGTGGAAGCTGTCATCTCTGGCTCAACCGTGGGCAACCACCCGCTGTTAACCGGCGACGATAAACGCAGGGTGAAATTATGGCGATAAAAGGGCTTGATCAGGCGATTGATAATCTGAGCCGGGTTCGTAAAAACGCCATTCCGGCGGCTTCAGCAATGACGATTAACCGCGTGGCCACAACGGCGATTAATCAGTCTTCGTCACAGGTTGCCCGGGAAACCAGGGTGAGACGGAAACTGGTAAAGGAACGGTCCAGACTGAAACGGGCGACGGTCAGAAATCCGAATGCCAGAATTATCGTTAACCGCGGTGATCTCCCTGTGATTAAGCTGGGGATCAGAATGCTGGGACGTCGTCCGAACAGCATACTCAAAGCCGGTCAGCATCGTTATCAGCGGGCATTTATCCAGCGATTAAATAATGGGCGCTGGCATGTTATGCAACGTCTTCCCCAGGCCAGATATGAGGAGGGCAATGACGGCAAGGGAAGGAAAAAGCGTAATCGCCTTCCCATTCAGGTGGTGAAAATCCCGATGGCGGCCCCACTGAAACAGGCATTTGATGAGAATGTTGACCGTATCCGGCGTGAACGCCTGCCTAAAGAACTGGCATACGCGCTGAAACAACAACTGAGGATTGCAATAAAACGATGAAACACACTGACATTCGTGCCGCAGTGCTGGATGCACTCGAGCAGCATGAACACGGGGCGACGCTGTTTGATGGTCGCCCCGTTGTTTTTGACGAAGAGGATTTTCCTGCGATCGCGGTTTATCTGACGGATGCAGAGTATACCGGTGAAGAGCTGGATGCAGATACCTGGCGGGCCACGCTGCATATTGAGGTGTTTTTACCGGCACAGGTACCGGATTCAGAGCTTGATCAGTGGATGGAAAGCCGGATTTACCCGGCGATGACTGCGATCCCGGCACTGGCAGGACTGATTACCACGATGGTTACGCAGGGCTATGAGTATCGTCGTGATGACGATATGGCGTTATGGAGTTCTGCAGATCTGACTTATTCCATTACATACGAGATGTGAGGACGATATGGCAACACCAAATCCCCTTGAGCCGGTAAAAGGTGCCGGTACCACTCTGTGGGTTTACAACGGCAAGGGTGATGCTTATGCAAACCCGTTGTCAGACGATGACTGGCAGCGACTGGCTAAGGTGAAGGATCTGACGCCGGGCGAGATGACGGCAGAATCCTACGATGATAACTACCTGGATGATGAAGACGCGGACTGGACCGCGACCGGGCAGGGGCAGAAATCTGCAGGTGATACCAGTTTTACGCTGGCCTGGAAACCGGGAGAGGAAGGCCAGAAAGGGCTTATAGGCTGGTTTGAAAGCGGCGATGTCCGGGCCTATAAAATCCGTTTTCCGAATGGCACGGTGGATGTGTTTCGTGGCTGGGTCAGCAGTATCGGTAAGGCCGTGACGGCGAAAGAAGTGATCACCCGCACGGTGAAAGTCACTAACGTGGGTAAACCTTCTGTAGCGGAAGAACGCAGCAAAATTACGCCGGTCAGTGCGATTAAGGTGACGCCGACATCCGGTACGGTGGCAAAAGGGAAAACAACCACCCTGACGGTTTCTTTTGAGCCGGAAAGTGCAACCGACAAGACGTTCAGAGCGGTTTCCGCCGATCCGTCGAAAGCCACCATTAGTGTGAAAGATATGACAATTACGGTAAACGGCGTGGCGACAGGTAAGGTGCAGATCCCTGTGGTGAGCGGAAATGGTCAGTTCGCCGCAGTGGCTGAAGTCACCGTTACTGAAGCGGGCGCTGCAGGGTAAACGGAGGTAATACATGTTTCTGAAAACAGAACAATTTGAATATAACGGTGTGTCCGTCACGCTTTCCGAATTGTCTGCGCTGCAGCGGTTTGATTATATAAAGTTTGTTTCAGACGCAGAACAACAGGAGACAACGAAGCATGATGTCGTGCACATTAACCAGCGATATCTGGAAACGGCATCCCTGCTTGTGGCGATGTCGCTATGGCATACCCATTCCCTCAAAGGCACTCTGGCCTCTCCGGAGACAGAGATGCAGCAGATCCGCCGTGAAGTGATGCTGGGATGGCCTGCTGATGCACTGAATCAGGCAACGAACCGGGTGCTTTATCTTTCAGGTATGCTGGATAACCGGCACGATGCCGATCCTGAACAAACCGGGAAAGCAGAAGCGACTGAGCCGGTAACATCAAAAAAGCATTCGAAGGCGAGCTGAACTTTGTCCTGAAACTGGCGCGAGAGATGGGGAGACCCGACTGGCGCGCCATGCTTGCCGGGATGACATCCACCGAATATGCCGACTGGCGACGTTTTTACTGCACGCATTATTTTCAGGATACCCAACTGGACGCTCATTTTTCCGGGCTGATGTACGCCGTACTCAGCCTGTTTTTTGGCGATCCGGATATTCATCCGGCGGATTTCAGTCTGCTTGCTCCAGCGTGTGAGGAAGAGCAGACGGAGATGCCGGACGAGGAAGAAATGCTGATGCAGAAAGCGACAGGAGTTGCCGGAGGCGTCCGGTTCGGAGGGGACGGAGGGCGCGATATTTCACCTTCTGCGGATGTGGTGGATGTCAGCGAGGATGATGTTGCATTAATGATGGCTTCAGCGGGGATTTCCGGAGGTGTGAGATATGTCCCAGCCAGCGGGTGATCTGGTTATTGATTTGAGTCTGGATGCGGCCCGGTTTGATGAACAGATGGCCCGGGTACGCCGTCATTTTTCCAGTCTGGAGGCGGATGCCAGAAAAACCGCCAGTACTGTTGAACAGGGGCTGAGCCGACAGGCGCTGGCTGCACAAAAAGCCGGGATATCAGTCGGACAGTATAAGGCTGCCATGCGCACACTGCCCGCACAGTTCACGGATATTGTCACTCAGCTTGCCGGTGGTCAGAATCCCTTCCTTATCATGCTGCAGCAGGGGGGGCAGATCAGCGATTCATTCGGTGGACCGCTCAGCCTGCTTACCCTGCTGAAGGAGGAACTTCTCGGGATCAGGGATGCCTCTGAATCATCAGAGGAGTCGCTGTCAGATACGGCAAATGCACTGGCTGAAAATGCCCGGAATGCCGGTGAGCTGGGACGATTTATGTCGGTGGCCCGTGTGGCGGCAGGTGGCGGGGTTGCCGTACTGGCCGCGCTTGCTGCCGCCGCCTGGCAGGCAGAGCAGGCTGACCGGGCCTTATTGCGTTCACTGATCCTGACCGGAGGGGCGGCTGCCACCACAACGGCAGAATTGTGGAAAATGGCCGGGGTGATCAGCGATGAAGCCGGTGGTGGTATCAGACAGGCGGCAGAAAATCTGGCCCGTCTGGCAGAAAGCGGGAAATATACCGCCGGGCAGCTACGGATCATGGGGGAAACCTCTCAGAGATGGCTGCAGACGGTGGGGGACGATGCCGGGAAGGTGGAAAAAGCCTTTGAAGGGATTGCAGCAGATCCGGTGAAGGCGCTGGCCTCCCTGAATCAGCAGTATAACTTCCTGAGCGTTTCCCAGTTACGCCATATTGATGAGCTTGAGCGCACGAAAGGTAAACAGGCTGCGGTGACGGAGGCGATGTCCCTGTTTGCGGATGTCATGAATGCACGTCTGGAGCAACTTGATAAAGCGGCCACGCCGGTGGAAAAAATCTGGGACGATGTTAAAACCTGGACTTCTGACGCATGGGCATGGATAGGTGATCATACACTGGGGGCACTCAGTCTGATCACTGACGTGGTGGCCGGAACCGTTGAACAGGTGAAGCTGCTGCTTGTGCAGGGGGATCTGGCGCTGGCTGAATTTATTCAGTCAGCCTGGGAAACGACAAAGAATGTGCCCGGCGTTGGTGCGTTGTTTGGTGAACTGGCAGAAGAGAACCGCGTATTTATTGAGAAAACAAAACGCGATGAACTGGCGCTGAGAAAATCCATTGCGGAACGGGATGCGCGTATACGCCAGGGGGAAATGGGGTACATCAACCGCTCGCGTGCAACAGGCGTCAGCAAAGGTCCTGGGCAGCAGGAAGCCGTCAGCCGTCTGGCTGAAGAGCTGACAGGTAAAAAGCATACATCACCGAAAACGCGCTCTGCCGGGGAGAGGGAAGAGGAGCAGGCAAGAGAGGCTCTGCTTGCCCTTGAAGCTGAGCTCAGGACGCTGGAAAAACACAGCGGTGCGAATGAGAAAATCAGCCGGCAGCGCCGTGATTTATGGAAGGCGGAAAGTCAGTATGCGGTCCTGAAAGAGGCTGCCACGAAACGGCAGTTATCTGAGCAGGAAAAATCCCTGCTGGCCCATGAGAAAGAAACGCTGGAGTACAAACGCCAGCTGGCTGAGCTGGGCGACAAGATTGAACACCAGAAACGGCTGAATGAGCTGGCACAGCAGGCGGCGCGGTTTGAACAGCAGCAGAGCGCGAAGCAGGCGGCAATCAGCGCAAAAGCCCGCGGACTCACCGACCGTCAGGCGCAGCGGGAGTCGGAAGAGCAGCGCCTTCGTGAGGTGTACGGTGATAATCCGGCTGCGCTGGCGAAGGCCACATCTGCACTGAAGAACACCTGGTCTGCGGAGGAGCAGCTTCGTGGAAGCTGGATGGCCGGGATGAAGTCCGGCTGGGGCGAGTGGGCGGAAAGTGCGACGGACAGTTTTTCGCAGGTTAAAAACGCGGCCACGCAGACCTTTGACGGTATTGCACAGAATATGGCAGCGATGCTGACCGGCAGCGAACAGAACTGGCGTGGTTTCACCCGTTCTGTGCTGTCCATGCTGACAGAGATTTTTCTGAAGCAGGCGATGGTGGGGATAGTCGGGAGTATCGGCAGCGCCATTGGCGGGGCTGTTGGTGGCGGCGCATCCGCGTCAGGCGGTACAGCCATTCAGGCTGCGGCGGCGAACTTCCATTTCGCGACCGGGGGATTTACGGGGACGGGGGGTAAATATGAACCTGCGGGGATTGTTCATCGCGGGGAGTTTGTCTTCACGAAGGAGGCGACCAGCCGGATTGGTGTCGGCAATCTGTACCGCCTGATGCGGGGCTATGCGGAAGGTGGTTATGTCGGCGGTGCCGGAAGTCCGGCGCAGATGCGGCGGGCGGAAGGCATTAATTTTAATCAGAACAATCACGTGGTGATTCAGAACGACGGCCCCAACGGGCGGGCAGGGCCGCAGCTGATGAAAGCGGTGTATGAGATGGCCCGCAAGGGGGCACAGGATGAACTCCGGCTGCAGTTGCGTGATGGCGGTATGTTATCAGGGAGCGGTGGATGAAAACCTTTCGCTGGAAAGTGAAGCCGGATATGGAGGTGAACTCGCAGCCATCGGTGCGTGAAGTGCGTTTTGGTGACGGGTACTCACAGCGTATGGCGGCAGGGCTGAATGCTGACCTGAAAACATACAGGGTGACGCTTTCCGTGACCCGGGAGGAGGCCCGGCATCTGGAAGCGTTCCTGGCAGAGCACGGTGGCTGGAAGGCATTTTTGTGGAAGCCACCCTATGCATACCGGCAGATAAAGGTGACCTGTGCCGGGTGGTCTGCGCGGGTCGGGATGTTGCGCGTTGAGTTCAGCGCGGAGTTTAAGCAGGTGGTGAACTGATGCAGGATATTCACGAAGAAAGTCTGAGCGAGTCGGTTAAATCAGAGCAGTCACCGCGGGTGGTACTCTGGGAAATCGACCTGACGGTACAGGGCGGTGAGCGGTATTTTTTCTGTAATGAGCTGAATGAAAAAGGGGAGCCGGTCACCTGGCAGGGGCGGCAATATCAGGCATACCCGATTGACGGCAGCGGTTTTGAGATGAGCGGGAAGGGCAGCAGTGCCAGACCGTCGCTGACGGTGTCCAATCTGTTCGGTCTGGTCACCGGGATGGCGGAAGACCTGCAGAGTCTGGTGGGGGCCACGGTGGTCCGCCGCCGGGTGTATGCCCGTTTTCTGGATGCGGTGAATTTCGTTGCGGGCAATCCGGCGGCGGACCCGGAGCAGGAGTTGAGTGACCGCTGGGTGGTGGAGCAGATGTCGCAGCTGACAGCCATGACGGCCTCGTTTGTGCTGGCCACACCGACCGAGACGGACGGGGCGCTGTTTCCCGGTCGTATCATGCTGGCGAACACCTGTATGTGGACCTACCGCTCTGATGAGTGTGGTTACACGGGCGGGGCTGTGGCGGATGAGTTCGATAAACCCACCACGGATATCCGTAAGGACAGATGCAGCAAGTGCATGCGCGGGTGTGAACTGCGCAGGAATGTCGGCAATTTTGGCGGTTTCCTTTCCATTAATAAACTTTCGCAGTAAATCCCGGTTTATGACACAGACTGAATCAGCGATTCTGGCGCATGCCCGGCGGTGTGCGCCTGCGGAGTCGTGCGGCTTCGTGATAAGCACGCCGGAGGGGGAGTGGTATATCCCTTGTGTGAATATTTCTGCAGAGCCGGAGGCGTATTTTCGTATCGCACCGGAAGACTGGCTGCGGGCAGAGATGTCGGGGGAGATTGTGGCGCTGGTTCACAGTCATCCCGCTGGTCTGCCCTGGCTGAGTGAGGCAGACAGGCGGCTGCAGGTGCAGAGTGATTTTCCGTGGTGGCTGGTCTGCCGGGGAGTGATTCATAAGTTCCGCTGTGTGCCGCATCTCACCGGGCGGCGTTTTGAGCACGGGGTGACAGACTGTTACACGCTGTTCCGGGATGCTTATCATCTGGCGGGGATTGAGATGCCGGATTTTCATCGCGGGGATGACTGGTGGCGCAACGGTCAGAATCTCTATCTGGACAATATGGAGGAAACGGGCTTTTACCGGATTTCCCTGCCTTCCGCACAGCCTGGCGATATCCTGCTGTGCTGCTTTGGTGCTTCGGTACCGAACCATGCCGCCATTTACTGCGGCAACGGTGAGCTGCTTCACCATCTGCCTGAACAACTGAGTAAACGGGAGAGGTATTCCGAAAAATGGCAACGACGAACGCATTCTGTCTGGCGTCACCGCCACTGGCACGCATCTGCCTTCACGGGGATTTGCAACGATTTGGCCGCCGCCTCAGCCTGTATGTGAACACGGCAGCGGAAGCCATTCGCGCCCTGTCGATGCAGATGCCGGGCTTTCGCCGTCAGATGAACGAAGGCTGGTACCAGATACGTATTGCCGGTGATGACACGGCACCGGAGGCGGTGTATGCCCGTCTTCACGAACAGCTGGGTGAGGGAACGGTCATCCACATTGTGCCGCGACTGGCCGGGGCCGGAAAGGGTGGACTGCAGATTGTGCTGGGGGCGGCAGCCATCGTGGGCTCTTTCTTCACGGCCGGAGGCTCGATGGCGTTATGGGGTACAGCCCTGAGTGCCGGTGGTTTTTCTGCCACCACGATGCTGTTTTCACTGGGTGCCAGCATGATACTGGGCGGTGTGGCCCAGATGCTGGCCCCGAAGGCAAAAACACCGGATTACCGCGCAACGGATAACGGCAGACAGAACACGTACTTTTCCTCGCTGGATAACATGATTGCCCAGGGGAACCCGATGCCGGTGCCTTACGGGGAAATGCTGGTTGGCTCCCGCCGTATATCCCAGGACATCAGCACCCGTGATGAAGGCGGGGGCGGAAAGGTCGTGGTTATCGGGCGGCAGGGGTAAAAAGAATAAAAAAATCCCGCAGTGATCGCGGACAGGAACTGCGGGAGAGTTACGAAGATTAAGTGTAAGGAATTATTCTTATATCACGACAAAAAAATTAACGCAGAGAAATTATACGCGCCACGGTCAGTTTGTGAAAATGTGAAGATATTCAGAATTTTTATGCCATTACCGGTTTTAACCAACAGGATTATCGGTGGGCATGAAAGAAAACCCCGGTATCTGCTGATACCGGGGTTTCTCTTTAGCATGGCAGAAATGTGTTTCATGCTTTTCGGGCGAAGGATATCCGACTTCTGTACGGAATGGCAAGTGGCGGTTAATTTATTCAGGGGAAGGCTGTATGGGAAAAGGTGGCGGTAAGGCACACACGCCTCGTGAGGCGAAGGATAATCTCAAATCCACGCAGATGATGAGTGTGATTGATGCGATTGGTGAGGGACCGATAGAAGGTCCGGTGAAGGGACTGCAGAGTATCCTGGTGAACAAAACCCCGCTGACGGACACGGACGGTAATCCCGTGATACACGGTGTGACCGCGGTCTGGCGTGCCGGGGAGCAGGAGCAGACACCACCGGAAGGCTTTGAGTCCTCCGGAGCTGAAACCGGACTGGGCGTGGAAGTGACGAAGGCAAAACCGGTGACGCGCACCATTACGTCCGCGAACATTGACCGCCTGCGGGTTACCTTCGGGGTGCAGTCACTGGTGCAGACCACGTCAAAGGGCGACCGTAATCCTTCCTCTGTCCGGATTCTGATTCAGTTACAGCGTAATGGCCGCTGGGTGACGGAAAAGGACGTCACCATTAACGGCAAGACCACCTCACAGTTCCTGGCCTCGGTGATTCTGGATAATCTGCCTCCCCGGCCCTTTAACATCCGGATGGTCAGGGAGACGGCGGACAGCACCACGGACCAGCTGCAGAATAAGACGCTGTGGTCGTCATACACCGAAATCATCGATGTGAAACAGTGCTACGGGAGACACAGGCCCGGCAGGTCCGCAGGGACCGAAGGGAGATACGGGAGACACAGGCCCGGCAGGGCCACAGGGACCGAAGGGAGATACGGGAGACACAGGCCCGGCAGGACCACAGGGACCGAAGGGAGATACGGGAGACACAGGTCCGGCAGGACCTCAGGGACCGTCAGGAAGTCCTGACAGCGGACTGTTTGGTGTCGGTTCTTTTGTCCTTGCGGCATATTATGCGACGAGTTATTCGGGGGATATGGCACCGGGCTCAGCCATTGCCGGCTCATCACTGTCTGCATGTTGCCTTTCGAATGGTACTCCCCTGGTTGCTTCCGGTAATGTGGGGGAGACCCGTTTACCGGGCACGTGGCGTGCATGTGGTCCGATGCTATGGACATCATCTCCGGGTATCAGACAGGCAGGATTATTTCAGCGCATATCATAGAGGAGGTCATGGTGGATAAGGGAAAAGAGATTCTTGCAGTACGAAATGCAGCCAGCAACGAATATGGCGGGATAAACTGTGAGGTGCAGTTTGAAGACGCGGTGAATGAAAAAGGGGAACAGGTATGGCTGCCGTATACTGCAACGGAAACGGATAATACAGAACACGGAAAAGCATTGTGGTCTGGGCTGACAGCAGGAACGTACGGAAGCGTGAGTGCCTTTGTTGCCACGGAAGCAGTACTGGAAGCGGCAAAGGCGGCGAAACGGGAAGAGATTAATATCTGGCGTGATGTGCAGGAGAATATGGAATACGTGATGGAATTCAACGGAAGGAACTGGGATTACGGCAAGAAGACGTTGTCCAGGATAAGCACGACACGCCTGATGGCAGAGAATAACCGTCTTCCGGAAGGTTTTGCCTGGACCGACGGGGATAATAATGTGGTGCCGGTGACGGCGGCGGAGATAATTGCGCTGGCAGATGCGACAGAGCAGGCGATGTTTGCGAAGGGAGTGGAGATTAATACACGGCAGTTGCAGATGAAAGCCGAGGTTGAGGCGCTGACAGACCTGAAGGCGATCCGCAGTTATGCTGTCGGATGGCCTGCTGGCTGAATAAAAAAACGGGACCACGACCAGTCCCGGAACCATGAGTTTTAGGGTATTAGTTTGTTATCATAGTTAGCGTGCTAAGTATGCCATATCAGGCTGATTAGTGAAGTGATGTTGTTCGCATTTTTGCACGGCGGAGAATATTCAGATTTTGGGAAATCCATATTTTTCCCGTGCGCGGTTACATGCTTCATTCGCGATGCCATTTTCTCCGGACATTGCGAATTCCCTGCATGTGGACGGACGGTTTTTGTAAACAGAGCAATATGCGGTTTTCTCCGGGGGGGGGGCCGGCAAGAGCGCCACATCGGGGATTTTTCTGATTGGTGCCGCGCATACAGCGATGAAAAGGAGATATTTGCTCAGTGAGACTGACCGAAACCTTTCCGCCAGCATCGTCAGCTTCTGCCCAGTAAAAAGAGACGCGGAAAATGCACAACAGGCACCACACGTCATGCATGGATTCAGATTGCTCATAATTCACCAGTACAGCTATAAATCGTAAAGAGAACAGCGGTACATCGTATGTAAGAACGTACCGCGGCTGGCTGGTGAACTTCCGATAGTGCGAGTATTGAATGATTTCCAGCCGTTACAGATTTTACGTGCTAATTAGTGAACAAACCACTCGTCAGCAGACTCCCAGGTATCTTTCAGAGTTTCCTGAACAAAAGTTTTAGCTGAATCTTTATCGGCGGTGCGCGTAACAGAAAGGCCATCGTTGCTGGTAGCTTTTACGATCACCTCTACATCGTCATAACGTTTACTGATGCGTCGGGTTAATTCTTCCTTTAACGCATCCACAGCACCGGTTGGCATTTTAGTCATTTTTTCTTTGGCTATGCAGATTTCAATACGCAT